CGCCCAACATGGACAACTCACACCAGCGTTGCAACTCAGAGCACAGAGCTCACAGCAGTATCAGCAACCACCCCTGTGATTGCCTCAAACGTAATCAGCAAAACCACGCTGGCTGGGCAAGTTCAGCTCTCAATTCAGGATGTGGACTTTACGAGCCCCGGCTCGATGGACATCATCATTAACGACTTGATGGGCCAGTACATGCAGGCTTCTGACAACCTTGCCGCTGATGGCTTGGTTGCTGGTGGAACTGCATCAGGCGCTACATGGTCAGTAACAGCCAACGACCCAAGCACTTTAATTTCAGCCATCTACACTGCTGCATACAACATTTTGCTAGACACAAACTTTTTGCCTGACCACATTTTCGTGGCACCTGGCGTATGGCAAGCTCTTGGCGCACAGCTAGACGCAGATAAGCGACCAGTGTTCCCATACGTGGGTGCAGCTGGACTTATGGGAGTAAACGGAATGGGCGCTGCAAATATCACAGTGGCTAACACTTTCAACCCATTTGGCTTGAACCTTGTAGCTGACCGCAACTTTGCGGCTGGCACCATGGTTGTAGCTCGTGGCGCTGCTATCGAGTTCTATGAAAGCATCCGCGGATTGCTTACACGTGACGAACCATCCACATTGGGCAAGGTCATGAGCTATCACGGCTATGCCTCATTGTTTGTCGCTGACGCAAAGCAAGTACAAAAAATCACAGTTTCATAGTCCGAAAGGCGGCTACCGCCGATGGCTACATACACAGTCACTTTTAAGCAACTGCTAGACAACTATGCAGTGCTACAAACACTGACCGATACCGAAATAGAGGTGGGACAATCCATCACTGTTAGCGCTGTTGGTGCACCCTTTAACGGCACCTTTGTGGTCTATGCCATGCCCAAGTATGAGTACATCGGCATAGACACAGAGGGCGACTTGCTCTTTAACAGCAATGTCAGCATTCCTAACCAAGTGCTCTTTGCTTGTACTGGCACAGACGTTGGCCGCATCGCTTCTAGTGGCACTGTTACCTACACCCAGAACTGCACATGGGTGCAGACTAACGCTGACCTAATTGCATACCTTGGTGTGGACATTACTAATCCAAGTGATGACTACACACTTGTGGGACAAGCTCGAAACGCTGCTAATGATTTCTGCTATCGCAGGCGTCAGGAGTCTGGCTATTTTGACAGCCTGACAACTTCACCAGGGCACGACGTCACGCTAGGGACGCTCATGTATGCAGCTGCACTCTGGCGTTCTCGTGGCTCAGTTCAGGACACCTTTGCCACATTCGATGGCATGGGCTCAGCGCCCGTGTCAGCCATGACACCAGTCATTAAACAGCTGTTGGGCATAGACCGCCCACAGGTTGCCTAATGCCTGCTACAGGGCTTCTCAATGAGGCTATGCAAGACCTCAAGGCCACACTTACGGCAGTAACAGGCTTACGAGCTGTCAGCGACCCCACAAAGATTGTGCCTAACTGTGTCTTTCTTGATGCCCCAAGTTTTGAGACAATCGCTGGCGGTGGCAACATCATCCGCGTAACTATCCCAGTCAAGGTAATTGGCAGTGGTGCAGCTGCTCAAGGTGTGCTCGAGAACATTCTTAGCATTGTGGCCACAGTCCTAGGCTCAAGTGTTGTCATCATGGCAGGCCAGCCGTCATCGTTAGAGATTGGCGGCGCTACATATCCTGCCTACGATTTACAGATGGCAATGCAGGCACAAAAGGCATGACATACCCCATTGCAGTAGTATTATCTGCTAGAACTATAAACAGATACGGCACCCGGCACCGTTTGACACAGGAGAACCATCGTGGCCACAAGTACATATCTCACTAACCCAACCGTGAACCTCGCGCCTACCACTGGTGGTGCAGCTGTCGATTTGACAGACCAGTGCCGTAGCGCAACTATTACACTTGGTGTGGACAGTCTTGAGTCCACAGCGTTTGGCGATACTGGTCATCGTTTCGTGCCAGGTCTGCAGACCGTATCTGTAGAGCTTGAGATGTATCTCAGCTATGGCACTAGTGAGGTTGAGGCCACATTGTTCGCCAATCTCGGCACAGGTACTACACAGTTAGTCATCTCGCCATCAGGCACGACAGAGTCAGCGTCTAACCCTGAGTTCACAATCATCAACATGCAGCTCGTGGACTACACACCAATTACTGGCGCTGTAGGCGAACTGTCAATGATTACCGCGTCATTTATTGGCGGCACCTACGCTCGAGATATCACAACCCCTTAACTAAAGGAACCCGACATGAAATTAACTCTCAAGGTAGACACGGGCGAAGGCCCGTATGAAGTCACGACCAGCCTGTACGTCATTGTGCAATGGGAACGCAAATACAAGCGCAAGTCCAGCACCATTGGCGAGCAAGGCATCAGCATTGAGGACTTAGCTTTTATGGCGTATGAGTCATCTAAAGTTGCTGGCATCACAGTGCCCGTAGTGCTTGACGATTTTATTAAGCGCTTAGTGACTTTGGAAGTGGTAGATAATGACCCGGCAAACCCTACCCAAGCGGAACCTACCGCAATTCCCTAGCCAATATTTTAGTAGCCACAGGCTGGTGGCCACCTGCTGTAGAGTTTGACATAGCCGACTTGAATACCACAATCAAGCTGTTAAACGAAAGCCGCAAGTCATGAGCCTTGAAACTACTGCAGAGATAACAGGCCTAAAGCAGGCATTGTCAGAGCTAAGCAAGTTGGACAAGTCAGCGCGCTTTAAGGCTGCAGCCAAGATTAAGGCCAGTAGTCCGGCAATGCTTGAAAAGGGCCGTGAACAGTTCCCACCAGAAATTGGTGTCAGCATGATACGTGGTTGGGGAGTAGGCAAAAAAGGAAAAAAGGGCAGGCTTACTTACGACAAAACTGCTGTGGACAAGGGTGTGCAAATCATGGTGGGTGGCCGTGCACGTGGCCAAGGCATCACACCATTGGTCACTCTTGTGCAGAAAGATGCAGCTGGCGCACTGTTCAGCCAGGCAGGCACAAAAAACAACAGCGACTTCTCACGCTTGCTCACCAATGTTTTTGGCAGGCCTCAGCGTGGCTTGTGGCGTTCACGTGCGTTCATTGCTGAGCAGGGCACTGCTGACATTATGCGCGCTGTGGATGAAGTTATCGCTGACGCTAACCGCGCACTACAAGCAAGGACATCTGGCTAATGGCTATCTACCTACCAATCGTTACGCAATTTAACCCAAAGGGATTAAAGGAAGCTGAAAAGGGCTTTAAGGATTTAGAAGGCGCGCAAGCCAAGGCTAAGTACGCGCTAGGCAAAGCCAACAAATATGCAGCCGTAGCACTTGGTGGTTTAGTCGCTGGCCTTGGTGATGCTGTTAAAGGTGCAATGGAAGATGAGCAAGCTCAGGCAATGCTGGCGCGTCAGCTACAAAAAACAACTGCAGCCACTGACGCACAAATTGCTGGTGTCGAGGCTTACATAACTCAGCAAGGCAAACTTAAAGGCGTTACTGATGATGAGTTACGCCCGGCGATGGCTGGACTTGTGCGCGCCACGATGGACATTGACGAAGCCCAGAAGGCTGCCAACTTGTCTATGGACATTGCAGCTGCCAAAGGCATCAGCCTTGAGACTGTGACTAAGGCTATGGAAAAGGCGTATGGCGGCAACATGACTGCCCTGGCAAAACTGTCTCCAGAGCTACGCCAGATGATTAAAGACGGCGCAAGCATGGAAGAAGTCATGGCTGAGATGGCTGTTACTTTTGGTGGTGCCGCTACTGATTCTGCTAACACTGCTGCAGGCTCTATGAAGCGTTTAGGCGTTGCCCTTGGCGAAGCCAAAGAAGGCGTGGGCGCTGCACTGTTGCCAATCCTCGAGAAGGCTTTACCAGTGCTGCAGAAGTTTGCTACTTGGGCACAAGACAACCCGACACTGATTACAGCTGTAGCGGCTGCTTTTGGTGTTATGGCTGCCAGCATTGTGTTAGTTAATGCGGCTATGGCGTTAAACCCTGCAGTGCTTATCACGGCTGGCATTGTTGCTTTAGGTGTTGCACTTGTTACGGCTTACAAGAAGTTTGACACTTTTCGTGCTGTCGTTAATGGGGTAATTAACGCAATAGCGCAAAACTTTGAGTTTATGGCTAACGCTTTTATCACTACAATTAACGTGCTTATCAAGGGCATTAACTTGGTCAAGTTTGGCAAGGACATCCCAAGCCTTGGTGCTGTGAGTATTGGCCGTATGGGTGGCGGCGACACTGGCGCTGGTGGTGCTAACCCTGCAGGCCTTGACTACAAAGCAATGGCTACTGGTGGCATTGTTACTAGCCCTACTTTGGCACTTATTGGTGAGGCAGGCCCAGAGGCTGTCATCCCGTTGTCCAAGATGGGCGGCATGGGCGGCGGCGTAACAATCAACGTAAATGGTGGCGACCCTAATGCTGTAGTAACGGCTTTGCGTAACTACATGAGACAAAACGGTTCAATACCAATAACCACTGCAAACATTTACTAATGCCACAGAATTACACCGTTTCGTATTCCACAGACAATGTGACGTTCACAGCCCTCAGCAATGTTCAGGGCATCAGCATCAGCATTGGCCGTAAAGCGCTTATAGATAACTACTCAGCAGATACTTGCTCTATAGATGTGTGGTACCCAACGGGCTACTACTCACCTATTGCAGCAATGGTTACTGGCACCTTTATTAAAGTTGTAAACACCACATCAAGCAAAGTGATTTGGTATGGCCGTATTACAGATACTGCCGTGTCTTACGGCATTGTGTACAACGCTGGCACTACTGTTGGCAACTCTGACCGGCTTAGTATTTCTGCAGAAGGCGCACTAGCCCAATGGGGCCGCGCTCGAGGTAACGGCTATTCAATGGCTGCAGGCACAGCATCCGCTCAGCTTGCCGCAGCATCAGTTTCTAACGGCCTGAACTCAAGCAGTAACTATTCAGCCACTGACAACCCATCTGTAGCCGCTACAACCGTGTCAAGTTCTTGGGCTGACTGGTTTAACAAATGGACAGCAACACTTAACGGCCGTATTCGCCAAGGCGACAACACCGTAGTGGCTGTATCTAAATACTCTGGCTCTAACTCGGCAGTCAATTTTTCCGACACCACTAACAACGCCACTAATCAGGTCTATGACGTTATTGACTTCCAAAGTCTTGGTCAGAACTATTTTACCCAGATTACAATTAGCCCTGAAAGTTACGCAGCCCAAGTTGCTTCTAGTGGCTCTGCACCTTTCCGAAACTTAAACCTGCAGACCTTTAACAACAGCACTGCCCAAGCGCTTGACTTTGCTAACTATTTGCTAACTCAATACGGCAGCAC